AACATTTATGCGTTCATCTCCTATTTTATATTAAACTAATTTGGAGAAATTAAATTATGTCTAGTGAAATTGCTAAGGCTCACGTCCAGCAGTTTAGCTCTACATTGATGCATCTGTTAAATCAAGAAGGCTCAATGTTGCGAGACTGCGTACGTACCGACAAAGTAACTGGCAAGTATGCACATTTCGATCGATTAGGTCGAGGAACCGTAAGCGAGATTGTTAGCCGTCATGGTGACACTCCTATCAACGACACTGCACACAGCAGACGCCGTGTAATCTTAGGTGATTACGAGTGGGGGGATATGATTGATAAGCAGGATACTATCCGTATGTTGATCAACCCTGTGTCTGATTACGCTAAAGCAGCAGCTTGGGATTTAGGTCTTAAGATGGATGAAATCATTATTGGCGCTATGAATGGCAACGCGTTATCTATTGATTCATCAGATAGCTCTAGTACTGTGGCGTTACCATCTTCACAGGTTATTGATGAAGATTTCGGTACAGGTACTGACAGCAACTTGACAGTTGAAAAATTAATTGAAGCTAAGCGTATTATCATGGGTCACTCAGGTTCTATGCCTAACAACCCATCATATATGTTATGTAACGCTGACGCTATCGCTGCTTTATTGAACGAAGAGAAAATCGGTTCAGGAGATTATAACTCTTTACGTGCTTTAGTTCAAGGCGATATCGACACGTACATGGGCTTTAAGTTTAAGACTGTTAAAGACAGCTTATTGCCTGGTACGGCAGACGGTAATGATACTGCACCGGTTAAATGTTTTGCGTTCTTACAACGTTCTGTAGGTTTAGCTATGGGTCAAGATGTAAACGTAGAAGTATTTCCTCGTGCAGATAAACGTAACAACACACAGGTTTACGCTACCATGTCTTTAGGTGCTACTCGCATCGAAGAAGAAGGTGTAGTGGCAATCGAATGTGTTCAATCATAGTGAGGAGATAATATCATGGCCGGTGAAACTACCAAGACCACAAACCTCACGAATATCGAAGCAGGCCAAAAGGTCGATGCTCGTGCTTTCGGGAGTAACTTACGCGTTGCCCGTGACTATCATGCTTATACGACTGGAGAGTTAGAAGCAGCTGATGTGTTAGAAACATCTATGCTGTTGCCATCTAACGCTATCGTTGATGAAATCTTTGTCTACAACGATGACTTAGATGCTGACGGTTCTCCTGCGTTAGCAATCGATATTGGTGTAGCAGCTTATCAAGACTTCATTTCTACTACGTCTAGCACTGAAACTAAACACTCTGACGGTGATGTTTTAGATGCTGACTTATTTGTAGATGGAGCTACTGATTTACAGGCAGCTACTACTAAGTTCACGTCATTAGCTTTAGACTCTGGTACTATGGGACCAGATGATGCATATAAAGCTATCTGGCAGCTTTTAGGGTATGATGAAGACCCACGTACTATTTTCCAAGTTGTTGTTACTGTTGCTACCGCAGCAGCTACCGCAGCAGCAGGTGATGTAGTATTTAAGGTTCACTACTCTGTAGATTAACTAATAGGCCCCTTCATTCGGAGGGGCTTCTTTTAAGGATTTATAATGGCTAGTATTGTTCAAATATGTAACTTAGCTTTAGCTTCTATAGGATCAGCAGAGTACATAACATCATTAAGCGATCCTACATCAAAGGCTACTATATGCAATCTCTTATATGAGGATACAGCTAAAGAAGTTATGATGGCGGGTACATGGGCATCAACAGTACGAAGAGCTAACTTAGGACTTTTAACAACTACCCCAGAGTATGGATACAGTTATGAGTTTCAACTTCCTGAGAATCCTGAGTGTTTAAAAGTATTAGACATTAATGATTTAGAGGTAGGATCAGTAGACTACGCTATTGAAGGTAGTAAGCTATTAATAGATCAGTCCAGTGTTAAGATACGATACATAGCTTACATCGAAGATAGTGGTAGTTATGATGAATACTTAAAAGAAGCTATAGTGGCCAAATTAGCAAGTAAGTTAGCAGTACCTGTCACAGGGGATAAGAGACTATCAGAAGCTAAGCTGATTGAATATACAAAAATATTAGAGATGAATCTTGCTAAGAATAATCAGCAAGGATCTATTCAGACTGTTGCTAGTAATGATTTAATTAACGTGAGATCTAAATAGTGCCTAAGCAAACGGTAACAAAGACAAGTTTTAGTGTAGGAGAAGTTAGTCCGCGCCTTTATGCCCGCGTAAGTGGGCCTTTTTTAGAAAAGAGGGAAGACGCACTTAAGACTTGTACTAACTCTACGTTAACTCCTCACGGACCTGTGTTTAGACGTCCAGGGACTAAGTATGTAGCTGAAGTTAAGGACTCAGACAACCCTCCACGTTTAGGTAAATATCAAATTAATAATGACATCTCTTACGTACTAGAAATAGGAGATGAATACTGTAGGTTTTATAGAGATGGGGGCAGAGTCGAATCAGGTGGCGTTGTAGAGTTAACAACCCCTTGGGGTATCTCAGACGTACCCGACTTACAGTGGGCTCAGTCAGTAACCGATCTGTACGTGGTACATCCTGAGTATGAACCCAGAATTATCACCAGAACATCTGACACAGTATGGAGCATAGGAGCGTTAGGTGCTTTTCCTCCCCCTACATATGAGGCAGGGTTTGAACCTGCACATCAAGTTACTCCAGGCGCTGCTACAGGTATCGGCGTAACATTTACTGCATCAGGATCCTCCTTTGCAGCAGCAGATGAAGGTAGACAAATTGTTAACCTATCAGGTCCTGGTAGAGCGGCTATTACAGGAATCACCAGCACTACTGTTGTGACAGCAGATATTGTGGAAGACTTCCCTAATACGTCTCCTATAACCGCAGGCAATTGGAAGTTAGACTTATCCCCTATTTCTGAGTTAGATCCTGACGGTTCAAAGGCAGGAACAATCATAACCATTACTGCAGATGATATAGGGACAACTAACGCTATCACTACCTTCAGATCTTCTGACGTAGGCAGATTCTTATTGCTGCATGGCGGAGTTGTACAGATAACTTCTGTAGTCAGCGGCAGTGAGATAAAGGCTGAAGTCATCAAGTCGTTAGACGCAGAGACAGAGACATCCTCATGGTCAATGGAAGATAGTACTTGGAATGATGAAAGAGGATGGCCCAAGGCGGTAACATTCTTTGAAGGTAGGTTAATCTTTGGAGGCACTATATCTCAACCTAGTACTACCTGGTGGAGTGAGGCAGGTATCTTTGATGGGTTTGGGGTAGGACCAGACGCAGATGATTCTCTTGAAATAGACGTAGACGGTAGTAGGCAATCAAGTCAGATATCTTGGATGGCAGGTACTAGAACGTTAGCCATAGGAACCACTGGTGCAGAGGCAACACTGGATAGCTCAGCTGCTGGTAAGATTAGCCCTGAGAATGAGCCTGAGACTCGTGTTAGAACTTTCTCTGGCAGTGATCCTCAGCAGGTTGTAGAGATTAATGATGAAGTACTGTTCATACAAAGAGCTGGAACAAAGTTACAATCATTTAGATATAATCTAGATATTGATAATTACGGCATTGATGATCTTATGATCTTTGCAGAACATATAGCAGATGCAGGTATTACTTACGTAGCGTACGCAAGAGAGCCTGATAGTACTATATACGCTGTTCTAACAGATGGTTCTATGTTAGTGGGTACATATATTAGGGATCAGAAGGTATTAGGTTGGTCTAAGTGGACTACTGAGGGTGAGTTCAAAGATGTGCAAGTAATATCAGAGGACGATAAGGACAACGCTTACTTCCTCATTAAACGAACGGTTAACGGTAGCGATGTCTACTATATTGAAATACTAGAGACTGGAGACGGTACAGATAGAACTCATGTGTTCAGTGACTCAGGCTTAGTATACAGCGATCCTAAAGCTATTACAAATATTACAAAGGCATCTCCAGCAGTAGTTACTACATCAGGTGCGCATGGTTACTCTAACGGAGACGACATTAAGATTATTGACGTAGTTGGGATGACAGAGGTTAACAATAAGACCTACTTAGTAGCTAACGCTACTTCTAATACGTTCGAGCTAACTAACTCTGCAGGGACAAATATAGACAGTACATCTTACGGAGATTACATCTCAGGAGGAGAAGCTCACGAGTTAGTAGACACTATATCAGGACTTAGTCATTTAGAAGGTGAGACAGTACAGGTTAAGACTGATGGAGGTACTCATCCCGATAAAGTGGTAATCAGTGGCTCTATTACATTAGACTACTCAAGCTATGAAGTTACTGTAGGGTTGCCATACACTACCACCATAGAAACATTAGATATGGTATTCAACGATAACCTAGGCGTAGGGTTCGGTCAAGATGTTAAATGGGTTAGGCCGGTGTTGTACTTATATAACTCAACACTACCTACTGTTAACGATAAGATTATACCAGCTAGGTCAGGATCTAACAATATGGACCAAGCTGTACCACTTTTCACAGGACCGGCTATATACGGACCATACGATTGGGGCACTCAAGGAACTCTAACTATAACAACCTCTTCCCCACTCCCTATGCAGTTGTTAGGCATCTTTGGAACAATAGATACAAATATTAGGTATTAGAATGGCTGCGGTTAAAAGTAGATACAGTAAGAAGTTAGCTAGATTTATAGCAGATCAAGTAGCACTGGGTAAAACTATTGCAGATGTCTGTGTTGAAAATAAGGGTAAAGTTCCTTCTGCTCCTGCCACTATTTACAGATGGCAGAATAAGTATCCTGAATTTCACGACATGATAACAGAAGCTTATAACAGCTTTATATTTGTTAAAATGGGAGAGTTAGAAGACTTAACTACTAAATCTTTAGATGAGTTATTCCCAGACATAGACGATCGTACCTTGAAGCTAGAAGCTAGACGTACACGACTTGACGCCTTAAAGTTTATTATTGGTAAGATTGCTCCCGTATTAAGCGCTAGATGGAGCCCTACTCAAAAGTTAGAAGTAAAGGGGGAAGTGGCCGGACCACAAATAGTTATACAGAGCTACTCAAAGCCTCCTGAAAAAGTAGTAAACGAAGCTCCTCTCTCTTTAAAGGATAAATAATGGCTACATCATTAACACAATTAAACATACCTTACCCTAGCTTTAACAGTGGAAGTAGTGGAGGAGGATCTGGCCTAGGAGCCCTTAATAACCTTACTTCGTTACTAGGACCTATTGCTCAAGTAGGAGCAGGGTTTGCTGGTGTCAGCGGCGGAGTAGGACATATTCTAGCCGGTGGTGATCTACAAGCGGGTACGTTACGTCAAGCTGGAGAGACAGCCACTATTACAGCTAACTACAACATACAGTTAGAGAAGTTAAACTTAGCTAGATCTCTTGATAACTTAAGCAGACAAGCTGGTAGATCTATGGCAGCACAAAGAGTTGCTAGTGTTAATAACTCAGGAGGAATCAGTAAATCCTCTTTAATGGTTATGCACAGTAACTTAGCTCAGTTTGAAAGACAGATATTACGAGAGCGAGAGAACTCTAAGTTTAAGCAGGACGCTATGCTATTTGATGCACAGCTAACCGAGACACAGTATGAGAATCAGGCTAGAGCGGCAGAGTATCAATCTGAGGTAGCTGCCTATAACGTTAAAGTACAGCAAGCTCAAGCCATAGGGGGGGCTATTAGCTCTGTTGGTGGCGGTATAGGTCAAGCCTTTGGAGGGTTCTTTTAATGCCTCGTATAATGAGACCCACAGAACAAAATCAACCAGTGCCTAGGGGCGCACAGCTTAATCCTGACAAAGCAGCTAGAGCAGTAGCAGCAGGAGCAGAGATAGGCAGGACTGAGCAACGTCTCGGTCAATCAATATCTCAGCATAACTTATCCTTCATGGCAGAGGGAGCTGAAGCGCTTAAGTCTGCTGTGTACAGTAACGCTTACAGCACAGCTACATTACAATTCAATGAGAGGGTACAAGAGCGTCTATCTCAAACAGTGGATGAGAATGGTAACCCTAACTTTGCTACACTCCCTACTGATATTAACGCTATTGGACAAGAGGTAATGGCTACCCAGGGAGCCTTCCTCTTAGATCCTCAAGTTAAAGCTAAGTTTAATAACAGCTTCGGTAATCTTGTCACTAATAGACAGGTGTTAGCACTATCTCAAGCACGTAAACAAGCTATCGACTACTCTCGTAGCACTGTAGCTAACTCAGTAGATCAATTAGCCTCTCAGGCTGTCTTAGACGACCCTGTTAACGTTAATAAGTATAAGTCTGAGGTATACCAAATAGTTAACTCAGCTACCCGTGGTGGGGCTTTTACGGCCTCTGAGAGGGATGCTGTTCTAAGAGGGTTTGACTCTACTGTGACTACAGAGATGGTCAGAGCGCAGATAGATGCTAACCCAGGGAAGACTAAAGCGTTACTTAAAGATCCTAAGAACTTTCCTGAGTTAGACTTACGTACTAAGCTACGTCTTATAGATGAAGCAGACGCTACCATGAGAGACCAAGAGTCTTTCTTTGAGAAGCAGCAGAAAGAACAATTACGTGTACAGAAAGAGAATCAGAAGCTAGTAGAGGAGAAGATTACTACAGGTATTATCTCAGGCACTATGGGGGAATCTGACATATTAGAGGCGGCAAACTCAGGGCAGATTACTGAGCTACAAGCTGAGAACTTAAAGCAGAAGTATATAAGAGAATCCTCTAAGCAAGCTACCAGTAAGGAAGTATCGAGACAGATAAGTGACCATCTATCAAAGGGTCAATTGTTAGTAGGCTTTAGTGGAGGACAGCTAGATAAGTGGCATAACGAAAGGTTATCTCTATACCTTGATGAGAACGGTAACCCAGCGTCATTTACAGTTGAAGCTCAACTAGCGGGTCAAGCAGGACAAGCAGGTACAGGGATACCTGTGTTCACGAAGAAGATGTCTGCTAGATTGTTATCAGCTAACACAGATACGGCTGAACAAACTATTAATGCGTATAACTACCTTAAACAGAACTCACCAGCAACGTTACATAGCTTAGACAGTAAATCTAGAGCCGTAGCTACCATGGCATCTTTGTTCGCTGAGAACA